GTCCTCGTTGCGGTCCTCGGTGCTGTCGGCGGTGCGGTCCACGGTGCGGTCCGCGGTGCGGTCAGCGGTGCGGTCCACGATGCGGTCCACGATGCGGTCGACGGTGCGGTCCACGGTGCGGTCCACGATGCGGTCCACGATGCGGTCGACGGTGCGGTCCACGGTGCGGTCCGCGATGCGGTCAGCGGTGCGGTCCACGATGCGGTCCACGGTGCGGTCAGCGGTGCGGTCGGCGGTGCGGTCCACGGTGCGGTCGACGGTGCGGTCAGCGGTGCGGTCGACGATGCGGTCCGCGATGCGGTCCGCGATGCGGTCAGCGATGCGGTCAGCGATGCGGTCCACGATGCGGTCCGCGATGCGGTCGGCGGTGCGGTCCACGATGCGGTCGACGGTGCGGTCAGCGGTGCGGTCCACGATGCGGTCCACGATGCGGTCGACGGTGCGGTCAGCGGTGCGGTCCACGATGCGGTCAGCGGTGCGGTCCACGATGCGGTCGACGATGCGGTCCGCGGTGCGGTCAGCGAGACGATCCAACGCATGTGGTCGAGTTATCTTGGCGGACAGCTCTGGGTGAGCGGTTGGTACTGGGGCAGCGCCTTCACGTCGTTCTTTCGCGAGGTGTGCCAGCTCGAACTGAAGGGCAACCTCTGGGATCGGGCGCGGGCCTACGAGGCCACGATGGAATCGGCGTGCTGGTGGTGGCCGCATCGTCGGTTTGTCATGGTTTGTGAGCGACCGACGGTGATTCATCGCGAGCTCGCCGATCCGACGCGTGAGCGTGGCTGGGGCTCTCATCGCTTGCACTGCGATACGGGTCCAGCCGTGGTCTGGCGTGATGGCTGGGGCGTCTGGGCGATTCACGGCGTGCGCGTGCCGCAGCGCATCGTCGAAGCACCGGAAACGCTGACGCCAGCCGAGATTCTCCACGAACCCAACGCCGAGATCCGCCGCGTGATGTTCACGCGCTTCGGCGAGGACAGGTTTATTCGGGAAAGCGGCGCGCTGCCGATCCATAGTGACGAAATCGGTGACCTCTATCGCGTCGAGGTGCCAGGCGATGAGGCGCTGGTCATGGTCCGCGTGCTCAACCAGACGCCGGAGCCTGACGGCTCACTGAAACCGTACTGGCTCCGTGTGCCGCCAGACATGACGCAGGCGCGTCAGGCCGTGGCATGGACCTTCGGCCGAGACGCGGCGACGTATCAACCGGCGGTGGAAACATGACCGCCCGCTGGACCGGCACGCTCGTGCTGGTGCTCCTAGTCGCTGGGATGACCGCCCTCGCGTGGTGGCGCCGACGATCCGATCAGCCGTATGTCTCGACGGATTGGTTGCGGCATCAGCTTCGCGGGGAGCGAGAGCATTTCGATGGTGTCCATTGGCGATGGCCGGTGAACAAGGTGGTAAACGAGCACGCCAGATGGAACGCTAATCGACTACGGAAACGCGCATGAACGAGATGCTGATCCGTGTCTCAGAGCAAGGCGCCGGCCAGTGGGTAGCAGAAGTCCAAGGCACGCGCTTTCTCGCCTCCGGGCGCACCGTGCGTGCCGCAATCGAAGCTTTGTTGGCGAAGCTGGAACGGATCGGAGCTGTGGTGCTAATAAGACGAGGCGCGTAGATTAAAGCGAGTCCTGACCCTCGCGCCGAACGGCGAACCGGTCAGAGAGGTTGATTTTCGACGGACAACACCAGGGGAATCGACCTAGACCTGTAAAGCGCGCAACTGGGGGAGCTCGTAGAAGCGCGCACCGTGGCTGCGGAGCATTAGAGCGGTCGAGCCGTCCGTGCAGCGGACGAACAGTCTGATGTGTCGCGTCCCTGTGCTGTACGTAGGGCGCGGGCCTCATCACCGCGAAGAACCCGGCGATGTGATTCGAGGCAGCGCAGGTCCACATCGGGGACCGCTCTGCCTTTCTCCCGCTTCTGCTTCCCCAACGATAAGGGGAACGAAGAGATGAAGACGATGTCAAAGGGCACATGTCGACAGCGTATGGAATCATTGGAGGAATTTTGGCGTCTTGTTCATTCAGGGAAGAATCGCTTGGACTTGTTACAGCGGTGGGCTCAGAGAGTAATCGCATCAACGGCACCGGACGATCAACGAAAGAGACACTATCGATTGATACGAACCGGCAAGCGACAGGTTGGGACCGTTGGTCGGTGTTTTTGTTGTCCACATTACGAGGAACTGATTTGGCATCACATTATTCAGCTACAACATGGCGGCACCAACCAGCGAATGAATCTCGTGATGATTTGCGAATGGTGCCATGCGGCGATTCACCCGTGGCTGAAAGCGCCACAGCGGGAAACCGTCGATGAACGATTTCGCCCCGTATGGAGCTCGCCGGTTAGTCACTGAGCCAGTATGGGAGTGGCGGGGTGCGCGCATCGGCCGCCGTGTCCATCGGGCACCAGCCGGTTTGTCTGTGGGCAACGGACGCGGACTGAGGATGCCGTGCGGCGCGGCTTGATCACGCGGGAGGCTGGGGCCAGCCTGCTGGCGAAGTATCGGGTGCCCATGTCGCCAATACATCGCGTCGTGACAGCCGAGCACTTGAAGGGGCCGAGCCAGGACAAGCTGTTATGAGAAATGCGTGGGGAAGAAGGGCGGACTCTCGGAGCAGGGGAAGCAGCTAATGACTTACGGCGAATGGTGCCAGTCGCATAATTGCACTCATGCGCACTGTCCGTTCGGCTGCGATCATCCGCAACCGTTCATTCTCGACGATGGACGGCTGGTCTGTGGACGTTGCGCGTTTGAAGACGATGAGTTAGTCGAGATGATGCCCTGTAGGCCGGAGATTTGCGAATGAGTGAATGGGTGCAGTTATTTCGCGGAGGACTGACATGGCCGGAACTGGTGGCGTTGGAACTGATGAATCAAGAGGAACGAGCGCGGCGGAAGGGATTATCTGGTACGGGCCGCACGCCTGCCAAGTCTGTGGCGCGACGATCATTAAGGCCGCGCGAGAAAATGGCGGCGCTGAACTTGAACCGCCAGATCGACTGATGCGGATTTTCCATCGCGGTTCCGAAAGTTCCAATCCAGATGTGACATACCCGATGGTCTGGAAGCCGCATGTGCATGCCGATCCAGCCATCCTCGGCGTCCCGCGAGTGACAGATGAAAAATCATGAGCCCGTACATTACGGGCTTATGAGAAATGCGGGCAAAGGCGGCATCGTGAACACACGAAAGGCGCGACTGACGGCACGTCGGGCGGTGAATCGGCAGCTCGCTGAGCGTGATGCTGCGAACCGGTGTACGCATTGCCGCGCCCCATTGCAGGGCGTCATCGTCGAATCGTTTCTGTCGGATGGTAAGTTCTGTTCAGAGGGCTGCCTGCACGCTCATGAGGCGGTGGAGCGAATGGAGAAGAAGGCTTGATATGGCGTTCTGGAAGGGCGGAGGGAAGAAGCGACGGGATGCAAACGAGCCAGCATTGATCTCGGCGGCGCGTGATGTGGGCGCGGAATGCTGGCAGGTCAGTTGTCGGGGCGGACCTGATCTCATCGTGAAGTATCGTGGCCGGTTCTACTGCGGAGAAGTCAAATCTACGAAGGGAAAAGAAACGGAGCACCAGGGGGCGTTTCCGATCTGGCGCACTGTCGATGACATTCTGAAAGCGATCGGAGCGCGTCGCTAGGTGATTGAGGAGTGACAAGTTTACGAGCGAGCCTGCTTAATTCTGTCCGGCCGGCTGGGAAGATTCGAGAAGAGGCCATCTCAGCTCTAAACCGCGGTCGGATTTTCGGTGTGTCGCCGAGGGAGCGGGCTCGCTCGTAAGAATTGCGCGATCTCCAGCAGCTCCTCATGGAAATCCCGCAGCGATGGGAGCGCGCACTGGCCACAGCGCAAGCGCGCGGGCGGGCGATCAAGCGACGGTCGCTATGGAGTGTGGCAGCAACACGGCGCGGAACAGCCTGAGCAAGGTCATTCCGCCGCGACGCTGTCCGCAGTGCAAAGATCTCTTCACGCCGAAGGATCCAGATCAGGTGTGTTGCGGCTCTGCCTGTTCTCATGCGCGACAGAAAGAGACGCAGCGCGGGTGTCGGTTGACGGCCGCGATCGCTGGGAAGAAGCGGAAACGGCGGGCACGCCTGCAGGGTCAATTGCGGCAGCAGTTTGGAGTTCTGACGGAGCGGGACGCAGAGCTCTACCGCGTCGGCTACGACGAAGGGTATACGCGGGGGTACAACGCGGCGTATCACAAGCGACGGACGGTGATGGCCTAATGGGCCTCAGCGCGAAAGCCCGTCGCCAGCTAGGAGCCGAATGAAGCCGTACTACGAACAATCCGGCGTGACGATCTACCACGGAGATTGCCTCGACGTCTTGCCTGAACTGTCTCGGCCTGATCTAATTTTGACTGATCCGCCTTACAACGTTTCTGCGCGCGGGATTGGCGGTCGCGCCAACACGACGATCGGCCGTGTGCCTCGAAAGGACGGAACAACGCGCGAGATTCAGCGAGACTACGGCGAGTGGGATCACGACTGGCAGCCAGAACCATTCGTGAGGCATCTAGCCGAGCTGGTGCGCATGGGAGGCGCCGTCGTGTCGTTCGTTTCGGAGTTCACGATGCCCGCGTTTTTAGAGAGCGGGCTCGATCATCGCGGCTTGTTGTTCTGGAGAAAGACGAATCCCGAGCCGAGCTTTCGGAAACAGATCGTTCGCGCGATCGAGATGGCAGTGTGGCAGACGCGAGGCGGTGGCTGGACATTCAACGCAGGCGGTTACTGTCCGAATGTCTGGGACGTGCCGATCATCAACAGCTACACCTGTGAAAACACGAACGAGCGGCGTTGGCATCTAACGCAGAAACCCGAGGCGCTGATTCAGCAATGGGTCGCTCTTTTCAGCAACGTTGGCGATCTGGTGCTCGATCCATTTTTCGGCAGCGGAACGACGTTGGTCTGCGCGAAGCGATTAAACCGACGCGCCGTCGGCATCGAGATCGAAGAGCGTAACTGCGAGATCGCGGCGATACGCTTGCAGCAGGAAGCCTTACCCTTGGAAGTGGCCTGATGGCGGTTCCCGCGCCCGCCCGTCGCCAGGTGCAGGCCCAGGATCCAATCAGGGAACCCCATGAACCGGAATTTTGGCTGCCGAACTGGAAGCCGCTGACTGAACTGGAATGCCGTGAGATGGCCGCGGGTCGCGTTCCAGAGTGGCTCCGCGAGGCGTGTCGGGCCATGGTGGAATGGACGTTAGAAACAGGATCGCTCGATTACGTCGGTCGGCGCGAGCAGCAGCAGCGGAAGGGACGACGGAGAGGAAGGACGCGCGCGCCAGTGACGGAGGGGACGGCATGACTCCTGGCCTCGAACTGTTCGCGACCGAGCGGACGGTCGGCTGGGACGCGTTCGGGAATGATGCGCGGTTGTGGGCGCAAGAGGTGAGCGTATGAAGTGCCCGAGATGCGGCGCCGAGATGGAGCGTGACGTGATCGATGTGGGCTGCGGCGAGATGCCAGCCGGCCATTGGGGTTGTCCGGAGTGCCACTACGTGGAGCCGACCATCCTCGACGTTCTGATCGAGCCGGAGCCGAAGGCGGAGCCGTGATCGTCGGTCTCTACGACGTGGATCGTACCGGGTTCCCAAATCTCCCGCTGATGAAGCTGTCGGCGTGGCACAAGGCGATTGGAGATCGCGTGTTACCGCTCAATAGCCCGCAGCCGGCGGACTGCATCTATGCGTCGGTCGTCTTCTCGTGGAATCGACGCAAGGCCGAGGCGCTGTGGAAGCTCGGCGCGCTGGTCGGCGGCACCGGCTTTTCGCTGAAGACCGAGCTTCCGCGAGGCGATCGCTCGCACGATCACGATCCCAAAGAGCGTGACTGATCTTGCGCGCGATCCAGGGAGGCCCCGGTGAGCCAATGCCGACTGACGATCCGAAGGACGCGGCGGGATCCGCCCCGCCTGAACGGAATACCGGTAGACTTGACAAGAATACCGGTATTGTGTATACTAGGCACTGGAGGTGAAGAATGGCAGCAGGAATCCTACCAGCGCCGGGAACAAAGGTCGGGCCATGCGTGAGGCTGTGTAATCACGTGGACTGCAACCGGACGAAGACCGACTCTCAGATGCCGTGTCGATTCTGTGGCCGAGAAATTGGCTACGGGAAGCGGTTCATCAGAGCGCGGCTCAGTGGCGATCTGGCGCATGAGCGGTGCGTGGAAGAGGCTGTGGAGCGCAACGATGCGCGCTTGGGGTTGTTCTGATGACTCTGGATCAACTGAAGGCGATGTTGGCGGACGGCTCATTCGACCATGCAACCTACCGCAATCACGGCACGCTATGGGAAGGGCTCTGGATTTACGGGAGGTCCGAGACAGGGTTTAGGGGCTACTCGGTTGTCGGTGCGTTCTACAAGGGTAGTCCGGATCTCGACGCTGCATTCGAAGCCGTGCGGGGAACCGGCATTAGCGTCGGTGCATACGGGCATGGTTAATTCTCGCGCGAGCGGGCGGCTTGGCGGCTTCACCCGTGCGTCAGAGCCGGAGATCCCGGCCGGCAGACTGGAACCGCCGCTCTATACTCGCGGGATGGCAAAACGAGGCTACTCCCGCGAGTTCACGCCGCAGACGGATCGTCGCGTCCGGTTCGAGGTGGATCGGATTCCACCGACGCTGTACGAGGCCGTCAAGGCGAAGGCGAAACGCGAAGGCATCAGTTTGCGGGCGCTGACGCTGCGACTCTGGAAGGAATGGGTCAATGCCCGAGAAGCCTGATCCGGCTGCCGCCTCGCCCGCCCTGCCGCCCACGGGTCTCGTCAGCAAGCATCCGACTGAGGAATTAGGCCCGGTGTTCTACGGCTCGCCCGCCCTGCCGACGCTGCTGGAGACGCTGATCGCGAAGTGGCGCAGGTCGGCCGATCTCACTGAGGCTGAAATTGCTTCAGGGCTGCGCGCGAAACATTCGGAAGGACCACGCTACGGCATCGCAACTGTTCGTCAGTGTGCCGATGACCTCGAAGCCGCCCTCGCCATGGCCGACGCGCTCGAAAGCTGGTTGAACAACCACGACGTCCCGCTCGCTGAGATGGTGTGCTTCCAGCGACTCCGAGAAGCCGCCCTCGCCGTCGCGAGCCGACCATGAGTGAATTGGCTAGCCTCCCGCGAGTCCCCAAGGAGTAGATGGGTTGGCCATTGAACTGATTGCCGAAGTCGCATCCAGCCATGGTGGCGATCTCGAGCTGGCAAAAGCGTTCATCTGGCAATGCGCCGAAGCAGGTGCGGATTTCGTGAAATTTCAATCCTATCAAGTGACGACCTTGCGACCGACCGATCCGCAACGGGCGTGGCTCGCCCAAGCGGAACTGTCGGACGATGCCCATTATGTATTGCGCGACGAATGCCACCGTGCGGGAGCCACATTCCTCACGACAGCGTTTCATGCGAACCGCGTGCCATTTCTCGCGAAGTTGGGGATGCCGGCGATCAAGATCGGCAGCGGGGAGGCTGGCGAGGCGGATCTCTTCAAGGCGACTGGTCAGTATCCTTGGCGGCGATTCGTGTCGGCGGGGCTGCAGAATATGCGATCCTGGGTCGAAAGTCGCTGCGAACGATTTCGATGTGTGAGCCGGTATCCGGCGCCAGCGAATAGCGTCTTGTGCTTCCAGCCATTCGGGGCCGTCTCCGATGGGCGCTATGTCGGCTGGTCTGATCATTGTGTTGGCATCAATGATTGCCAACTGGCAATTCTGCGCGGAGCTCGCATGATCGAAAAACATATAGCGCTGCGTGAACAGAAGCGTGAGCGGCGGCCCTGGGAAGCGACGATCGAAGATTTGAAGTCGTTACGTCAATTTGCGGACGAGGATCCGCACGAGTATCAAGGACGATGGCAGGCCATATGATCAGTCTCCGGGGGAAGCGATTACTTCAACCTCCATTACGAGGATTTTGAATGGAACACGTTGGGCATCCATTCCCTGACCAGATCGGGCAACGTCTTGATCACCCCGAAGAAGTCGATGCGAAGTACCAGCATCTGATTGCTGACGATCAGCAACGCGTCGCACGCATTCTGAGCTTCAAGGTCTGTGGTCGTGTCCTTGACGTGGGGTGTTCCGATGGAGCGATTACGAGGCGGATTGCGGAGCGGTGGGACGTGAAAATCCTTGGCGTGGATACATACGATGGCATGGGGGGCCAATGGGCGGCGCGCCTTCACAAGAATATGAGTTATGAGCGGTGGGATGTGCGGATGCGTAGCGTCGACCTAGCGGGTGGCTTCGATGCCGTCTATGGCTGTGAAGTGTTGGAACATCTCACCGACGCGGATGCCGCGACGGCCCTCCAGAACATGTTGGCCGTGCTCAGGTCTGGCGGCGATCTGATCGTGACAGTGCCCAATCGTAATTGCGCCGAACGGTATGTGGCCGGCTGTCGCGATCGTTGGAAGTGGCCCGATCACCGGAGCGTCTGGACCGCGAACAAACTCTTTGATTTCCTGCGTCCGCATTTCCCGTGTTTCCGAAACGGAATACGCGGCAATATTGAGTTTGTGCCACTTTACGACGGAGAACGGGCCGAAGAGTCGATTTGGCTCATTGTGCGAGCGAGGGGTAAGCGATGAGCGACGATGTGAAGACTGAAGATTGGCGGGAAGCGATCCAATATGCGGCGATAGTCTATGCTCGGCACTGTGCAGGATGCTGCGCACATATCATCCTTGACGACTGCAACATTGAGCAGGACCACGCAGAGTACTGTTTACACCATGCGCGCCACGTGGGCCACGCCGATTGCATCGCACTTTGTGAAGTCTTGGTGCGCATGTCGCCGACGCAGCGCAAGAAGCTCTATCACTGCAATGAGTTCCGCTCGTGAAGATCGCCATCATCATCACGGCACGCCCTTCTTACGCGCGTATCAAAACGGCTATCACGGCGCTCATCGCGCGTGGCGTCGAGGTGCACATTCTGGCGTGCGCATCAGCGCTGCTTGAGCGCTATGGAAAGGTGGTCGATGTCATCCGCCAAGACTTCCTACAGACGCCGATCACAGAGTGTTGGTCGACCTACGAAGGCGCGAACCTCGTCACGTCGGTCAAGGAAACTGGAGCCATTACCGCCGAACTCGCGAGCGTCTTGTCCCAATTGCGGCCGGACTGGGCACTCGTGGTTGCAGATCGGCACGAAGTACTCGGCGCTGCACAAGCTGCAGCCTATTTACATCTGCCTCTCGTTCATGTCCAAGGTGGCGAGCGAACAGGCTCAATTGATGACAAGGTGAGAGATTCGATCACGCAGCTTGCTGACGTGCATTTCGTGGCGACACGGCGCGCAAAACATCGCGTGTATGGATTAACGGGTGCGTGGCCGGACATTTACGTGACCGGCTGTCCCTCGATTGACTTGGCGAGGCAGGCCGTACACGAGCCATTCGTGACGGGGCGTGAAATCGGAGGCAGCGGCTTAGGGCTGTGGGCAGGCCACGTGCTCAATCGACCGATCGTGGTCTTGCAGCATTCCGTGACGAACGAAGCATCGGAAGCGACCGCGCAGATGCGCACCACGCTCACGGCCTGCCTCAAGGCTGCTAGGCCAGTGCTGGCGCTTTGGCCTGGCGAGGATGCCGGCGCGGAAGGCATCTCCAAGGTGCTGCGCGTCGAACAAGGCTGGGTGCACACGGTGCGCAATCTGCCCGCAACGCGCTTCCTGCGATTGCTGACGCAGTGTGCTTGTCTCGTCGGAAATAGCTCGGTCGGGATTCGTGAGTGCTCGTATCTGGGCGTGCCGGTCGTGAACATTGGGACACGCCAGCAGGGGCGCGAACGGGGACCGAATGTCCTCGACGTGCCACATGATGCGGTGCAGATTGCAGTGGCCATTCAACGGCAGATCGCGCATGGGCGCTACCCGTCCTCATCGCTCTATGGGTCAGGCGATGCCGGTGAAAAGATTGCGGATGTGCTCTGTGGGGTGAGAGAACGTGCTAAAGACCGATGGGACACTGAGCGAGTTTAAGGCGCTCGTAGATTATCTGGAGCGCGAATGTCGACGTTAGCTATCGTACCGGCTCGGGAAAACTCGAAGGGCATCCCGAACAAGAACTTCCGGCCATTAGCAGGCGAGACGCCAATGGAGCGCGCGGTGCGCGTGGCCCATGTGGTTGCAGATGTGATTGTGCTCACGAGCGACACGTCGAAAGCAACCAACCCATTCTGGATCGGTCGGCCTGTTGGGTGGAACAAGTCATTCGCCCGTCTCATACGCCCACCAGAACTCGCACGAGACGACACGCCCATGATCGATGTCGTGAAACATGTGCTTGCAGAGATTCCAGGTCCAGATGATCAAATCATCGTGTTGTTGGAGCCGACGCAGCCCTTGCGGAAACCTGAGCATGTGACACGCGCGATTGACTTATTGCAGGAGGCGCAGGCCGATAGCGTGGTGAGCGTGGTGCCATTGCCGCCGACGCACTCGCCAGAATTAGTACTGCGAATTGACGAGGGGCAGTTGTGGCAGTGGTGCGAGGACGGCACGGTTCGTCATGTGGGCGATAGCATGATGAGTCATGCCGCACGGCCCCAACGTCGGCAGGATGCTACACAGGTGTATATGCGCGACGGCACCGTCTACGCCTTCCGGCGAAGAACCGTCAGGCGGTATGGAAACGTTTATGGTGATGATGTTGTACCACTCATCATCCCAGCCCGTGAATCTTGCCCATTGGATACACCGGAAGATTGGGCCGAAGCCGAACGGCGGTTACGTGCGCGCGATTGAAATCCCCTTTGTCTGCGACCAGCGCGGCGACTGCTGCCGACATCCTCCCTTCGTGTTGATGACCGAAGACGAGGCGGTCTTGCTCGAGGCGGCCCGCGATCGCGCCATGCGTGAATTGGACTGGCAAGAGGACGAGCCATCAGGTCGGTTCGTGAAGCTGATGGGAAAGCCTTGTCCATTCTTAGGCGCTGACGGGCTGTGCGCAGTCTATGAGATTCGCCCCTACAACTGCCGGCGGTTCATCTGCGGTCGGCCATCTAGGTCATCAGAGCCGTGGCAAGAGACGTCTGACGGCCGCTGCGCCAATGTGACGGAGCGGCTGAGCCAGTCGGTGGCGTTCTTTCGACATGCGGACGAGCTCCAAACAGCATCGCAGCCATGGGCTCTCCAGCATGGCTGGCGCCGGACTGATTAAGAGTGAGCGAATACGGCGTGACGCTATCGTATCTGGTCAGGGCGCCGAAAGGCTGTGAAGCCATCATCTCTCTGTCAACAGCAGGCTGTGAAGCCATCATCCCTCTGTCAACAGCAGACGGTGCCTTGTATAACGCGTACTATCGCTATGAACGTCGTGGCCACGAATGGTGGGCCGTGTTGACTCGGATCGAGGAAATTATGCCGCCAGCAACCCCACAGACGCGGCGCCTCGATGATCAGGCGCGCTGTCACATGATGGCTCAGGACGGCTCACTCGATTTCGAGGCGGAAGCCGCACAACGGCGCAAGGAATGGGCAGACCTGAATGCCCAAGAGCTTGGAGCAAGACGATGAGTGAAGAGTGCGCGCTATCGCCAGATCAGCAACATCTGTGGGTGCGACGGCGCGATGGTAAGGCGTGCGCATATTGCGGCCTGCGCCGATTCGGATCATCCACCCTGACCAATGCTGAACGTGCGCGTGTGAGCGCCGCATCACAAGGACGCTACCCAGTCAATACCGATTCATCTATTCCGCTTGCTACGATCTACCTGATTTCGCCAGTGAAAGAAGGCGACACAGTGGATCAATGGGCGCGACGCCAGGGCAAGATCACCAACGTGAAGATGCCCAAATAAAACCGAGAACGCCCCAGCATGGGGGCGGAACTGAATGCCCAACAGCATCAGCGATAGTCTTGGCTGCGATTGCGCGTGCGATGGCGAATAGCTGCAAGAACTTCGGCCTCTGCCGCCGCATAGTCGTCGCCAGACGCCGCGCACATCTCGGCCAGCGCTTCGGCGTCGACTCGCGCGAGCTCGCCCGCGTGCGCGGTTAGGCGGTACGGCTCGAAACTGTCCCATGTCTCAGAGATCGCCGCGAGGAATGTGCGTGCTGCCTGGGATTTCAGACGGTGTCGGTTGTGTTTGTTGCAGCCAAAATATTTTTGAAGAGAAAGCGAAAGCTGAAAGTTTGACGACTCCAAATCATGTCATTTCACTTTGCCGCGTAAAGCTGTCAAGCGCCGCAGTTTCACAAGCGATCAGAATCCCTAAGCTTTTTACCACCCTATTCTATTTCTTTGTGACAACGCTGGACAAGCCCACCTCAACCGTCTAACCTCTTCCTTAGGCCGTAACGTGAGCGGGAGCGAATACGGCCCGCGATAGCGGCTCTCAGCACCTTCATGTCAGACCCAGACCCAGAAGCAGTTACCTTGGGCGTGATGGAGCCGTCCAAACGCAAACCCGATTACACACGGCTCAGCCGTGCTGAAGTCGCCTCGGTCGTTGCTCTCCATCGAGCCGGCAAAACCCAAACTGAAATCGCTCTCACCCTTGGCTGTAACACCAGCACCGTCAGTCGATGGCTGAATCAACTCGGCGATACCACTGAACTGGCAAAGCAGAAATTACGCGCAGGCTCGGCTGAGCTCGTCGATCGTGTCCTGAAGCGAGCCGACATCGACCAGTCGCTGGAAGTGCTTGATAGGCTTGATGTTGCACCAAAGCGTGAGCGTAACGCGAGCAATGGAAATCAGGTCAACATCGTGATCGGCATGCCTGGTGCGCCGGCTGGGCCCGATCCGATGATCACGGTTTCGCCCGTCACTTTCGCCCCTGCGTGCGCCGAAATAGAGCAGGCTAAGTGATTGAGCCGATTAGCATTCGCTTTGTCTTTGCGTCTGATAATGGGCCATTCCGTTAACCCTCGGATCTGGCTCGGATCCAACTCAGCCGTGCGCCACTTCCGGCAAGCGAATCATCCAGGGGCCCCATGGCGGCTCGGGCAGAGGCCCCATGGCTCGCAGGCTGCGACTTAGTTTTGGGTGAGGCTGATGGCTGATGGGGGCCGTGAACTGGAAGTGCTGCTATGGGTGGCAATGGTCGTGATGGTGTGGGTGCTGACCTGGATCGTGTCACCTATCGTGTCACGATGAAAGTCAAGAGATGTCGGGACAATATCCCGGCCTGACATTCGGGCAGATGCGCAAGAACGTGAGGGCTCTCAAGAGCGTGGGCAGGCGCATGCGAGAAGCGATCGAAGAAGCGGTGAAGGCGCAGGGATTGAGCGCGGTCGAGGGCGTCAGCCTGACGGTATCGAGGCAGGAGTTTGAGCGGGTCGAGTGGGCCATGGGGCGTCTCAAGCAATGGCTGCCGGCCCTCGATGAAGCGGGACAGGTGATACCAGGGGTCGGATCCTATGTGCGAATGAACGCATTGTTTTGCCGGACGGACCTTGCGCGCACGCATTTCTTGATGAAGGGCTGCCCGGTCTTTTATGCGGAGGAGCCACATGGCATATAGCGAACGGAACTTACGGGCGGATTTGATTACCAAGTATCCGACGGCGCCGACGAATGACTTGACGACGCTGTTCAGTCGGCATCTGGGGATTCCGAAGGTGAACGGCGCAGACACGCCGCTCTATGACGGGGACGACGTCATGGACGAGGTGCGCATCTACTTCAATGCGCTCGCGGATGCGGCGTAGGGAAAAGGTCCGATGTCTGCGATTACGGTGAAGTACAGCGACGGGACGACCGCGAGTCAGACGACGACGGCGACGCCGCGGCTCCATGTGGTCGGACCGCCACACAAAGCGCATGAGGCGGGGCGGCGCTATCAGGGTGTGTACATCAAGGAGTCAGGGACGACGTTTCGGTGGGTCGCGGATGAGCCGATTGGGGCCTCGGCCACGGTGCCCACGGGCTTTGACGCGGACCGGGAATAATGGCGCGATGTTGTTGGTGTCGGGCGGACCTGGTCTCGGTGGCGGAGCGGTGGTGGTGTCCGACCGAGGTGTGTCGAAACCGGCAACGGGCGTATGCGGTGGGGCGCGGCACGGGGAAGGGCTGGACGTGGCTCTTTGTGCCAACGCCGAAGCAAGTCGACCTGATGGCGGCGCCAGAACCCTACCTCTTGTTTGGCGGGGCGGCTGGGTCCGCGAAGTCGCACGGGGCGCGCTGGATGCTCTACCGAGACTGTCTGCGCCCGAAGAAACGTGCCCCGATCGAATGTCTGCTGCTGCGCGAGACGTTCCCGGAGCTCGAACGCACGCATCTGCGGCGGATGGCTTACGAGGCACCGCTCATCGGCGCGACCTTTATCCCGTCGCGGCGGATGATGCAGTTTCCCGATGGGTCGCTGATCGAATGTGGCCACATGGACGACGAGGACGCAGTCCAGCGGTACTTGTCAGCCGAGTACGACCGGATTGTGCCGGACGAAGGAGTCCGGTTCAAACCGCGGCCGCTGTTGGAATTGAGCACGCGCACGGTCAAGCGGCGCCCAGGCGGTCAATTTATTGTGGTGACGAATCCGGGCGGGCCCTCGTCCCAAATGCTCTTGGATTTCTTCATCGACCATCAGCCGGACTTCGACGCGTTTGGCGAGGCGTTACAGACCGAGTATCGGCCGGCCGAGTGGCGCTATATCGAAGCGACCTTGGACGACAATCCGTATCTCGATCCGGCCTATGCCGCCGCGTTGGCGATCTTGCCGCCCGCGCGCTACGAACAGTTGCGGCATGCGAATTGGCGGGTGCATGAAGGCCAGTTCTTTGGCGAATGGAATGAACGGACCCACATTGCCGCATTCGAGCCATCGCGCGATGGGCTGTGGTTCCGATCGCTCGACTGGGGACGCAATCAGCCTGGCTGCTGTCTGTGGTGGGCGGTCCTGCCCGACCATCAGCTCTATGTGCGCCGGGATTGGAAGTTCCAGGGCATGAGCGAACAAGAGGTGGCGGCCGGCGTGAAAGCCATCGATGTGGAGCTCGGGCTGCGAAAGGTGAGCTATACCGCGGCGGACCCGGCAATTTTCAACAAGACCGGGGCCACACACACGCAGGCGCAGTTTGTCGGGCAGTCGATCGGGGAGTCCCTGAATCACTATGGGTTGCGGCTGGTCAAGGCCGACAACGACCGGTTCAACGGCTGGGGGCGCTGTCATGCGCTCCTGCGGCCGGCGCCGACCGGGGCGCCGTGGCTGCGGACGCATCCCGACTGCCGGTACCTGAATCGGTCGATACCGAATGCGCTGAGCGACAAGACCGATCCGGACGATGTGGACACGGCCAGCGATGACCATGCGTTGGACGCGTGGCGGTACGGCGCAATGAGTCGGCCCCATCCATTGGGAATTGTCAAGACCCAGACGCGCTTTGCCCCAGGCACCATGGGCCATCTCCGGCAATCGGTTCGGCAGTGGGCCCACCGGCTGGGCAGCGAAAGTGCGCGCCATGCCTGAGCCGATCCTGCCGTTGCCGCCTGGGGCGGATTACGCGTTCTGGACTGGCGAAGTCGAGCGCGCCGATCGCGAGTACGACGCGCATAAGACCAAGTGGCAGGAGAATCTCGACTATTACACGGGCCAGCCGCTCGCGAGTCCGCCGGAGACCGATTACGTCAACGTGAACGTGGACTTCTATCAGGTCGAACAGAAGCTGGCGCAATTGTTCTATGAGACGCCGGAACTTCAGGTCATAGCCAAACCTGCGCTCGTCGGCGCGGAATCCATCCTCCAAACGCATCGGCAATTGTTGAATGAGGTCATGGGGCCGGATCATGCCGATGTGCTGACGACGATTCACAAAGCCATCAAAGAATGCTTGTGTACCTCAGGCTTCGGTGCGACCAAGATTTGTTATCAGCCGACGGTCAAAGCGGTCCCCGCCCCGCAGCAATTCGGTGCCATGCTCGGTTTGCAGCCGGACGTGCAGGTGCCAATCTACGAGGAATGGATCTGGACGGACATTCCCTCGTCCAAGCTACGGATTCCAGCGGATTTCAAGAGCTGCCATTACGACAAAGCCCCGTGGCTGGGGTTTCGCTTCCGCATGCCGTTGACGGTCGCGCACTCGACGCTCACGCTACCGCCTGACTTCAGGGGCACGACCACGAAAGATGAGCATCAGTATCAATCGGCGGAGACCACGAACGAGACCGCGGGCTTGCACTATGTGGATGGGATTGAGCTGTGGTATCGAACGGCCATGTTCGACCCGACCGTTTTGCATCCCGAAGCATTCCGCCGGCTCGTCTTGATCGACGGGTTGGATCAGCCTGCCGCCCATGCCGATTCGCCCTATCAGACCTTTGACGGACAGGGGCGGTTGACGCCCGATTCGATGATCGGGAATCCGATTCACATCTTCGCCATTCGGGATGTGCCCGATTCGGCGTATGTGCCCTCGGATTCGCAGATGACGCGGCCCCTGGTGAAGGAGCTGTGTCGCTTCCGCACGCAGATGGTCAAAGAACGCGACGCGAATCGGCCTCGTGTCTTGTATGACTCCGACAAGCTCCCGCCAGAAGTCATCGCGAAGATCGCGAGTGGCGAGATTGGCGATTTGATTCCGACCGAAGGCGGCGCACTGGCGCAAGGCGTCGCATCGATCATGGCGGTCGTTCAGCAAGGCCAGAGCCCGCGCCAGACCTATCTCGCCAACGACATCATCACGCGGGACATCGAGAAGACCCATGCGATCGATGCCAGCGGGGCCGGGGTCACGGACACGCAGGACGAGACCGCGACGAAGACCGCGACAGTTGATCGGAACCGTGCGGTGCGCCTGGACGCGGAACGCGCGCGCATCTTGCGGCAGTATCTGAAGGGTGTGGCGAAATTCTCAGCCTTGGTCGTTCGCTATCTGACGCCTGATCTGGCGGCCCGGTATGTCGGTCCACAAGCGGCCCAGGCCTGGGCGCAGGCCAAGGCCCAGATCGCGATGGGCTTCACCGCGAAACCCGATAGTCAGATCCGTCTCGATGCGGCGCAGGAACGCCGCTACGCCCTGCAGCTCTATCAGATGTGCGCGCAGGATCCGAATGTCGTTCGTGTCGAGCTCCTGAAAGACCTGTTCATGAAGGCAGGACGCGATCCGGCGAAGTTGGTCGTGGAGCAGTTGCCGGAGAAAACACCGGAGCCGAACATTAGTTATCGCTTCAATGGCGAAGACCTGTATAACCCGATGGTGCGCGAGATCCTTGCGCAGGCTGGAGTCAAGATTTCGCAAGATTCGATCGACCAGTCGGCAAGCCAGATGTACAAACAGGTGGCGCTCGGACTGCGCGATGTGAGCGGGAAGGCCGTCCCACCCACGCCGCGGCCCATGGAACACGGGGGGCCGGCGCAGCAGGTGCGGTCCTTGAGCAAACAGCAGGGCGATGAGACGGGGCAGCGTCCTGGTCCCGCCGTGGGAGCCGCGGCATGATGCTCGCCATTCTCGTTGCGGCCGTTCTTGCCTGCGCAATCAGTGGGCATTACATGATCGCCGCGCTCTTGCTTGCGGTTGCGCTGCCATATTCGTGGTGGAGCGGCCGTGAATAGGTGCGACACGTGCGGGGTATCGCTCGATGTTGGGGCATGGCCGTTCTGTCCGCACGGAGTCTATCGTGGGTCGAATATCACCGATGAGATCCCGGGCGGATTTACACAGGAGAACTTCGGCCATCGCCCCGAAACGTTTTACAGCAAAAAGGCCATGCTTCATCGCGCCAAAGAATTGGGGCTTGAGCCGATGGTGAAATGGTCCGGGCCCCATGACCGGCACGTGTCGCGGTGGGTCAGCGTCGATCTGGAGGCGGCAACCGCCTTGGTTTCGCGCAGCACGTCCATTGCGAGCCAGGATCCAGAGCCATCAGTTGAGATGAGTTTCACGGTGAAGGCCCTATGAGTCTGATTCTGACGGCTACGGGCAAGAACGTCGTCGTCATGTCCACGGACCAAGTGCGGTGGTTTCTGAACGGCAAAGCCTTCCTGAAACATGTCCCGCATCTCGCGACGCTTGGATTGGGGGTCTATTGTCGGACCTGTTACGACGAGGGCTTGCCCGATGATGTGATCGTCGGCTGCGATGGGACGGCGTATGTCATGCGGTGCGCGCATCAACAAGTGGTCATCCCTGTGGGAGAGGTCGGCGAGACCGATCCGCTGCTGATGCGATTGGGCTGGTCGCTGCATTGCGCAGAAGCGTGTGCGAAACGCGGCATGTACGACGGCGTCGAAGGGGCCAATGATCCACAGGCCCGCACGGTGCGCGTGACTTGTGGATGCACGGAGCGTCTGTATCAATTTGCGCCGATGGGACACGCCTGATGGCGTGGTGCTCCTGTCCGATGCCGTGGCTGTACACGCGCCCGAGCGGCGATCGCGTGTGTCTCAGATGTGGAGGACCGGTGCAGCCGAAGCCCGCGCCGAAAGAGGAACGCCCATAACGTAAGTTTCAAGCTTGACTGGTTTGCTGACTCGCGCCTTATAACCGCGAGGACACCCGCCCATCCTTAGCGGGCAACCAGACAAAGGGACGCAACGGAAAGGACCGGTGCTGATGGCTCTACACGAGCCGTGAGCCCCGGTCCTTTTTGTTTGTGTCCCACATTTTCGCGGGCCGTCCAGCGAGAGAGACGGCAGAAGGCAGTACCTAGTCCATGGCTGACGAGATAGGCGCCGCAAGCGCCGCCGGTTCGTCCCCGGCTTCACCCGCAGGATCGTCTGCGACTCCTCCCGCTCCGCCTGCGTCCGCGACAGCGACGCCGGGAGTGAGTGCAGCGGCGAGTCCTGCGCCAGCACCCTACGCCTCCACGGGCGAGCCGCCGGCGGAACGTTGGGCAGACATCCTCGCCAATACGCGCACGAAGACGCGCAGCGAGGTCGAGGCGGAATACCGCCAGAAGTACGGCTGGGCCGATCAGTTCCAGGCGGATCCCTACGCGTTTGTGGACCGCTGGATCGATCAGCTCGCTGGCCATTCGCAGTATGGGCCGCAGATCCTCGCGAAAGCCGCGCGGATGCTGCAAGCCCGGCGCGGCGCTGCCGCGCCAGCGACCGCTGACGAACCGCAGCCGAACGTGCCCATTGTGGACACGAACGGCAACGTGACGGGTCAGACCTACTCGGCCGAGCAATTCAAGAAATGGCAGGAGTGGAGCTGGCAGCAACGTGAAGCGGCTCTGAATCAGCGGATGCAGCCGATCGAACAACTGCATCAGCAGATTCGCCAGCACGCGCAGCGGGAACAGATGCGGGAAGTGGCCGAACGCGAGACCAAATCGACCCTGACCGAACTGCGCGCCATGCCGCACTTCAAAGAGCACGAGGCCGCGATTAAACAAGCCTTAGTCGACCACGAAGAGTGGGGCGACAACGTCCATCGCGCGTACGTGCATGTCCTGACCTCAACGGTCCTGCCGACGCTCTCGCAGACGGAACAGGCCAAGGTGCTGGACTCACTCAAAACCAAAGCGGCCAGCGGCACGGTCAATCCGAGCGGGCAAACACCGGCGCAGACGCCGAAGTTCAAAGACTTCGGGGAAGCGGCGCGGTACTACGACGCCCATCCGGAAGAAGCCCTTGCCATGGCCCGACGTTAAGAAGGGTTAGCGATCAATGCCGGATCCCAACGTAGGCGTCACCATCGCGGCGTCGTGGAACGCGCTCGTGAATGACACGCCGGAAGACAACATCTTCATCGACAACTGGTTCCTCAATCGTCTCAAGAACGGCGACGGCTTCGTCTCGACCGATGGGGGCGACATCATCACCGCCTCGCTCGAATACGCGGTGAACGGCACGGTCACGTCCTACAGCGACACCGAGACGATCTCGACGACGCGTCAGGATGTATTCGATCGCGCGCAGTACAACTGGAAAGAGTACGCCGGTACCGTCGTCCAGTCGGAGCTCGAAAACGCCATCAACCAGGGCGGGGCGAAGAAATTCGACCTGCTCAAGGCGAAGCTCGCCAACCTCAAAAAGAGCTTTGACCGGCAGTTCGACATCGACCTGCATGGCGACGGCACCGCGAACAGCAGCAAAGTGCTCGGCGGCCTGCAGGCGCTGGTCTTGACCTCGCCGGCCACTGGTACCACTGGCGGCATCAACCGCGCGACGTTTTCGTTCTGGCGCAATCAGCAGGCGTCAGGCGCGAAGACGACATCAGCCTTCGACAATCTGCGCGCTTCCCTGCGCAGCGTCTACAACCTCTCGTCCAACGGCGTGGCGGGCGATCATCCGAAGTTCGTCGAGATGGATCGCGCCTCGTTCGAGGGCCTCGAAGGGCTCTTGCTCGCGAACGAGCGGTTCACGTCCAAGGCCGAAGCGGATGGCGGATTCAAGAACGAAGTCTTGAAGTTCAAAGGCGCGATGTGCGCGTACGGGCCGAACGTGGCGGCTGGCTACGCGTATCTCCTGAACCCGGCCTACGTGAAGCTCCAGTACCTGAAAGGGCACTGGTACAAGGCTGGCGAAACCGTGGAACCCGCGAACCAGACCGTCAAGGTGTTCAAGGTCCACACCATCTGCAACCTGATCGGCACCAACCTGCGCATGGTTGGCGTGGTCAACGGCATCACGTAAGGAAAGGAACAGGACTAAGAACATGGCGTATCTCGTAGGACCAGGGCCGATCGCGCTCCCCGGCGGGCCGGGCGGTGGCGGCGGCACCTCAAACGTGTTTTCACAAACCTCGGGCAATCCTGGCCCTGGGTTTCCGGTGCGACCGGGAACCAGGGCGCATGACCAGGACGGCAATCAGTACATCTTTCTGGACTACACCTCGACGCTCTACGCGTTCCAGGCGTGCCAGATCATGGATGACAACACCGCGCAGACGCTCGGTGTTGGCGCGGGCTTCGGCACGCGCGTCGGCGTCGTGCAGCAGGGCGGCACCTCGGACCAGGGCGGCTGGGTGATGATTTACGGCCGCACGTTCATGCAGGTCGGGATCAACGGCGCCTCCCCGTCGGATGCGGCGAACGGCCCGACCACGCTCCGCACCACGCAGGCCACCGTCTTTGTCGTGCCGACGTCGCTCACGTCCCCGATGACGCTGGGGTATACGTCGGACGGCAACACCTCGACGGCGATTCAGCGCGTGCGTGGGATCTGGGTCGCGTTCGATGCCTCCCCGGCGGATGTCTCCACCTCGGGCACCACGCTCAACGGCGTGGCCTCGACGTCGGCAACCTCGTTCATCGGGGCGGCGATTGCGGTGTTTCTGAACTACCCAGTCATTGAGAGTCAGGACAACCCGAGCTAAGTCGGATGTTCACGTTGATGACCTCGCTGGAGGGGCCGGTGCGACGCCGGCCCCCCTTTTTCAAGACGTCGAAGCTGGGGCTGATTGGTTGTACGGAATCGGTGGTTCATACGCCGTGGCATGACCCGAGCTGGACGCTCGCGGCACATGCCTCAGCCCGCCAGCACTGTAAGCGCGAGCCCGATTGGTGGTTCGACCTGCATCGACGGGAATGTTTCACGCAGCAGAAAGCGTGGAACCGGCGGTATTGGGAGTGGCTGTCCACCACGATCACGCCGGTGTTCATGCAGGAAGCCTACGCGGATATTCCGGCGGCCGTGAAGTATCCCAAGGCACGAATCCTCGCGGAGTTTCGCCCGTACTTCACGAATCACGTGGCGTGGATGATTGCGCTCGCGATGACAGAGGGCATCAAGACGATCGGCTTGTTCGGCTGTCAGTACAAATGCGACACGGAGTACGGGATTCAGCGGGGCAGTTGTGAGTACTGGCTCGGCCGGTTCGAGCAATACGGCGGCACGCTGGTGTTGCCGGGCCCGCGCCAGACGCTCTTGAACAAGCCGTCGAAACTCTACGGCTACGAATCGCACGATGCCGACGGGAAATTGATCGCGGAGTACCGCGCGCAAACGGCTGCGGTCGCGAAGACCGATGCGCACGGGCATGCGGCGATGGCTCCGTTGACGATCCTTGAGCCCGGCGCGGCACCGCCGCGGCATCTGGACGTCGGGGAACCGGTGGCCTGGGAACGGTCAGGATTCGTACATCCCGAATTGGTGGCGCAGTGAACGCACGCCAGGTGCGTCGGCAAATCGCCAACGCCAAGCCGTGGGTGCAGCGCGTGCTGGATCTTCTCGACCTGTGCGATTGGAAAACCTGGGTGTGGTACTCGCTGCTCGGCATCGAAAAGATCGTGACCGGACTGATCGTACGCGCGAAGCGGCGTGGGTTTCAGCCGGGAGAAATGCGCGTGAAGCGCGGCAAGTTTTACGTGGTGCCAAAGCGATGAGGATTGCCATGATCGGCTGCGCGCGCACCTGGGCCGACGCGCCCTATGACGATCCGGCATGGACCATCTGGGCACATTGCTCGGCGCAACCCTATCTCCGCGGTCGACGTGTCGATCGGTGGTTCGACCTGCACAAGGTGGAAGTCTGGCGCCAGGGCAAGGTCTGGTATCAATCGCGCGGGACCGATCCGGCAACCTATGTGGACTGGCTCATCACGCGGCCTCAACCGATTGTGATGCAAGCCCGGTATCCACTCATTCCACTGAGCGAGGCGTATCCGTTAGCGGCCATCGTCGAGACATTCGGGATTGTGCCCGCGCATTTGAACCTCACGCCGACGGATTCGCGCTGGTGGGATTGGGTGCGCGATCGGGGCGAATTCTCATCGACTTTCGCCTACATGTTGGCGCTCGCGCTCTACGAGGGCGATGTCGAAGAAATTGCGCTCTATGGCATCGATTTCGCGCAAGTCCAAACCGGCGAAGGCACCGAGGAATATCGCCAGCAACGGCCGGGCGCGAAGTATTGGGTCGGCGTCGCGCGCGGGTTGGGGATTCCGGTCACCGTCGCGCGCGGCAGTCAGTTCGAGCGACAGGACTGGATCTATGGCTACGAAGTGAAACCGGAACCGGTAGGAGTATGAATGATGGCGTTTCAACTGAGAGGGCGCCGCGTCGCCTACGACAACATCGCGGTGGGGTCGGCGACGGGCCGCGAACGCACCATCCTGGGC